ATGGGCTACGAACTATCTTAACAAACGATATGAACACAATGATGAACAGCGTTTGTGGTTAGCGTGGCTATATGGTAACACCTACTATCTTCCAACTGCTTGGATTCTAATGAATGAATTCCCTGACTTTGAGTTAGCCACAGTGGATCGTATGGAGCAATGGAATACTGCTAATTATAAACGACTTCGTTATCAAACTGATACAAAATGGAACAAGGGTCATTTGCCAGCCATGTTCGCATCTTATCAACAGTTCATTGGCAATACAACGCAACGTGAAAGATTGGAGAGTTATTATGGAGACACTGAAGAGAGAAACTTTGAAAATTTGTGGGAAAGCATTAAAGGTGGCTTGCACAAATTTGGTCGTTACTCCACTTGGTTTTATTTACAGCATCTTCGCCATACTGCTGGTATTCACATCAATCCTACTTCTCTCATGCTTAGTGATTATGATGGTTCCCGTTCTCATCGTAATGGCTTACTGTATGCCTTGGGACGTGAAGACGATGTGGATCGAAAACTTACTGCAGGAGAGTATCTGGATCTTGAGCGAGAAGCACGCTCCATTCTTGAGGAGACACAAGACCGCTTTCCCAGATTAAAACATCAAATTGATTTCTTTACTATGGAAACCTGTCTGTGTTCTTTCAAGAAAATATTTAGAGCAAAACACGGTCGCTATCTTGGTTACTATTTAGATCGTCAAGCTGAAGAAATTATGCAGTGCGAGAAAGACGGTTGGTATGGTATTGACTGGGATGTCATGTGGGATGCAAGGAATGAAACTATTGACTTGCGACTAGATCACAAAAAAGGAATTGATAAAGAAAAGTTTACTTTCTTTTTAAATACAGGTAAAATAGATAACCTTGAGTGGATGTTTGAAGATGAAGAAATGCCTTTAATTGGACTGGAGAATTTTATATGAACCCTGATGACGTTTTAAATACGCTGACTGTTTCTAATGGAGGTATTGCTCCTATAACAAGTATTGGTGTTATGGCTAACGCTGTTAATGTTACAACAGAACGAGATATTGAATCCATCTTGGACGCATACTCAATGAATAGGTTTGTCATTGATCATAAAGTTACTGCTCAAGAACTTATGAAGTTATCTGAAGTTGCTCCAGATTTCGCTAAAGAAATCAAAGAGAACATTGCCAAGAATCTAGCACGTGATATTGCTCAGAAGATTACCTATACCAAAAAGCATGACGTTGATACTGACGTCAATCATTTTATTGGTCGTGTATGGGTATTCACTGATGAAGAAATGAAGTTGTTATTGAAAGATAAAAATGTTTATTGATAAAGTTAATATTTCTAAAGAAGAGATTTCAATTTATAAAAAGAGTAACCCTATGAAAACACGTAAAATTATTGCAGTTGGTGGAAGTCCAGGAACAGGTAAAACTACTTTGTTTCGTAAGTATATGGAAAACAAAGTATTCCAGCCCATTGAACCAGCTAAGTTAGTATCAGCTATGTATAATACTGAACGAGATTTATACATCCTAGGGAAGTACGAGGAAGGTGAAGTTTTCGCTGGAACAGATCGTCTATCTATGGCAGTCCAACCTGCCGTCCAAGAATGGATAGCTAGTCATAACTGTAATATTCTTTTTGAGGGAGATCGGATCTTCAATCAGTCTTTCCTGGAGTTTGCTATGGGGTTGCCGAATACCGACCTTCAAATCGTATTCCTAAATGCCCCAAAACAGGTTCTAGAACAACGATATAAAGATAGGGGTTCCGACCAATCCGAGCAGTTCCTAAGAGGGAGGGAAACTAAATATAATAATCTGTTGTCAAATTTTGACTTGATGTCATACATCACTGAATTTCCTAATACTAACTTAGAAGAACAAGGGAAGGTCATAGCATTTTTAGAGGAGAATCTAAAAGTGTAAAACAAGGGCAATGAACTATATTCAAAAACTTAATTTCGACTTTATCGAATTTCTTGGGTTTTTAGAAAGACCGTTCAGAGCCAAGTTCATTCCTTCAAAAGTATGGGATGATTTAGACCAATATAAAAACGACGCCACTGGCTTGAGGAATTACTTCAAGAAGTGGCGTTTTCGCATTCAGTTCCATAAAGAAAAGAAACCATGTAAACGTATTTCCATTGGTGGTGGTTATTATACTGAAATGGAATACTGCGAATTAGATATCTGGACTAGCCCAGATACCACATATGATAAATTTAAGTTTACCGAGACAACTTGGAAGAGATTTAAATTTCGTGTCATTCAAGTTATGATGCATGAGTTTGTTCACTTCAGACAATACTATGGTAAACCTGATACCTATTGCGCAACGTCAGCTTATTATAAGAGAAGTGGTAAAAAGAAGTTGGACGAGAATAGAAGATACCACGCAGGGAAAGATGAGATAGAAGCCCACGCTCATTGTACCTATCTAGACTTCAAAATGCGCAGACCAACAATCCCTGTTGCCACATTAATTCGTTACGCTAAAACTTATAGAGTTTCTGGTACGCTATCAGGAATCCAGAGAACTTTTAAAACTGATAAGCATAATGAGGTTGTTCCATTATTACTCCGTAAAATATTAGTTTGGGAACGCAAATATAATAAACTAAATATTGAATAAGATAGGAGTTTATTGATGGCTGGCTTGACGCAAAAAGATTTTAAATTAACTCACGGTGATACTCGAATCATCGCATTGATCGAAAAGTTAATCGAGGGTCCACGATCACCTTTCACTACGGTTGATGGCAAGGCTCAACCTTTCAATAAGATTACATATCCTGACCCACGTTCTGGTCGTCTAGTTACTAAGATTGCTACTGATTTAACAGACTCTGCTGATATTGCTACTGTTATTAGAACAGGTGCAGTGCCTTTTAAAAATATTCAGTTATCATATCAGCGTGGTAATCAGGTAACGAACATGGTTCCGCTTGATCAAATTATGAAAACTGCAGAGTTTGGTGGTAGATCTTTAGCTAGTGATATGACTGAGATAATTTATTCAGCTGCTGTTGCTCAACGTTTTTTAAATAAAAATCAAGACGTTGTTGACTCTGATGTTATTGCTATGCTTAAGATGTTAAATGAGACAGACACTCACCAAATTATTGGACCAATGAAGTCTCCAAACCTAGAACCAAAAATTGTTGATGATTTATATTGGGAAATTAATTCTCCAATTATTAATATTAGAGCAATTAAAAACCCACGTCATATTAGAAACCTAAAACCAACTATTGATTTGGCTTGTCGCTGGGCAAACTCTCCCGCTGTTGCTGGAGCAGCTAAAAAGATTTACGAAAACAGTCTGTATAATAGAATTGATATAAAAGCAGTTGGTTCTACTGCTCAGAATGACACACGTATTGACGTATATGCTTATGTTGATAAAAATAAAATAGATTTAACTACTTCTTCGCAAAAACAAAAACGTCGTGCTATAAAATCATCTGGTACTATTGATAATCATAGATATATTTGGTCAACCCTATTTGATTTCAAAATTGGTCCAGCCCTTGAAAAAAAATATTTTGCCTCTTTAAAATCTGATGGTTTAGGAATGGCAAATAGAATTTTATATAAAGCATTAGCTGATGAATTCAATAGACAGATGGTCCAAAAAGCTAATGCAGTTTATTCTAGTATGTCAGATGGCGTAATGCAACTTTCAAATACATCAGATAAAGTTATTGATTTTCCTAATAATTTATCAGCTAAAGAACAAAAGATTTTTATCTTTCATAATCTGCAAACTTCTTTATCGTTATTAAATATGGATTTAAAAGCAGTTTTCCTGGATAATAAATCTAAACCCTGTATTAAATTTTGTGATGTTAAAACAGGTGTTCCATTAGTATCATTATGTGCAAATATTATTGAAAAAGAAAATTATGTCTCTCACCATATGGATAAAGGTAAACTGATTGGTATGCTCCAGAGAATCGTGGCACCCTAAATATACTACTATGTTAAATTTTAAAGATTTCCTAAAAGAAGAAGCTGGCGCTGAAGAAGGTGCTAAGTTAAAACACATTCACCACGCTGAAGATCGCCCATTTCTTCACGGTAAAGAGGGGTTTGAACACGCTGAGGGTGCTTTAAAACAAGCCAGCGATGATATGAAATCAGGTAAAACCAGTAATGATTTAACTGAAAAGTTTGATGGTTCTCCAGCTGTTGTTTTCGGTCATCACCCTAAGACTGGTAAGTTCTTTGTTGCCTCTAAATCAGCATTCAATAAGAACCCAAAGATTAATTATACTGAAAAAGATATCGATCAAAACCATGGACACGCTCCAGGTCTAGCATCTAAATTAAAAGCTGCACTTGGTAATCTTAAAAAGGTTGCTCCAAAGAAAGGTGTATATCAGGGTGACTTGATGCACACCCCTGAAGACCATGATGTACATAAAGATGGTTCAGTATCTTTTACACCAAATACAATTACCTATACGGCTCATGGTAAAGAAGCCGAAAAAGTAAAACGTTCTAAAGTTGGAGTTGTTGTTCATACCAAATACGAAGGCAAAGACCTTGGTGATATGAAAGCAACTCCTAATGTTAGCGACTCTGAATTCAAAGAACATCCAGACGTTCATCTGCATACTGCTAACTTCGACACTTCAAAAGTTAATTATCCTGAAGAAGCACAACGTAAGTTTGAAGAACACATGCATAAGGCACGTGATATTCATATGAAGAATCCAGATATGTATAAGCATATCGCACGTCATGGTGGTGATGGTGGTCATCTAGCAACTTACATCAACCAAACTGTTCGAGATGGTTCTACGCCAAATACTAAAGACTTCAAGAAACATGTAATGGGTAAATATCAGAAAGCTGCAGACGCAGTTAAGACAGATAAATCTAAACAAGCTAAACTTGGTGAAGGTGAAGGACAGTTGGCACATATTGATTCTCACAAGGAACATTATGATGCAGCTTTTAAAATGCATCATGAACTTCAGCAAGCTAAAAATACTTTGGTTAAATCTCTTGAATCATCTAAAGGTGGATATGATTATTCCATCAATGGTAAAGAATCTAAACCAGAAGGTTATGTAGTTAATCACAAAGGCGAACCAACTAAGTTAGTAAACCGTGCTGAGTTTGCTCGTCAAAACTTATTAAAGGTTCGTAAATAAATGTTATCCTTTTTATCCTTTTTAAAAGAATCTGCTAAACCAATTCGTCAAGGTGTATTGGCTTTTGGTCGTATGAATCCTCCAACTGCTGGCCATGAACAAGTTGTTAAAAAGTTACATGAGGTTGCAGATAAGGTTGGTGGTGAACATAAATTAGTTCTTTCTGGTAGTCATGGCACTAAAGATGGTAAGAACCCATTAACCCCTGAACAAAAACTGAAGCATGTTAAACGTGCTTTCCCTAATACTAATATTGAAGTTGCTGATGAGAAAGCACCAACTGTGCTACAACATGCTTCTAAAATGTATGATTCTGGTATTCGTAATCTTCATTTCGTTGGTGGTTCAGATCGTAAACCTATGCATGAACTTCTACAAAAATATAATGGTAAAGAAGGTAAGCATGGATACTATAATTTTAAAGATATAGAATTTCATAATGCTGGTGATAGAGATGAGAATGCTAAAGGTACAGCTGGAGTCTCTGGAACCAAATTACGTGCTTTAGTTGCTGATGGTAAGAAAGAAGAATTCAAATCTCATCTTTCATCACAAATGAAACCAGCGCACAGAGAAGAATTATATAACGACTTAAGAAAAGCAGGTGGTCATAATGATTAGTTTTAAAGATTACTTAGAAGAAAAGAAAAAGAATCCTTGCTGGGATGGTTATAAAAAAGTTCCAGGAAAGAAAGACTATGAAGAAGATTCTTGTGTTAAAGAAGAGTCTGGGCTAGATGAAGCAGCAGTTGACGCCAAAGGTTATAAGTCATCTACTGGTGGTTTAACTCAAAAAGGTGTTGATGCTTATAATCGCAAAACTGGCGGACATTTACAAATGGCAGTAACTACACCACCTTCTAAGTTAAAAAAAGATAGCAAAGCTGCTAACCGTCGTAAATCATTCTGTGCTAGAATGTCTGGTGTAGATGGACCAATGAAGAAACCAAACGGTGAGCCAACTCGTAAAGCATTAGCATTAAGAAAGTGGAATTGCTAATGATCACTTTCAAGGAATACCTTAAAGAATACATCGTAAAAACTAATAGTGGTTACGAAGTAAAAAGCGAGAAAGGTAAGAACCTTGGAAGAACAACATCTCTATCTGGCGCAAAGAAACGTTTAAGACAAATAGAATACTTTAAACATTTAAAACGCTAAATAATACTGTTACTAATATACTGATGGAAATGAATGAAGAACTACAAAGACCTACTAAACGAACTACCATCCAAGACCGCTGTTTTTGCGGTAGGTAATTTCAATCCCCCGAATGTTGGGCACGAATTAGAAATTAAGGTAGTCCGTAAATTAGCGAAGCAGCGCAAAGCTGATCATTTTATTTTTGTATCTTCAGTACAAGACGCTAAGAAAAATCCATTAGAAATTAGTAAAAAGATGCAGTATTTGGATCTATTTTTTCCAAATACTAAATTCATTGCAAAAGAATTGCCAGAAGCAATTCAGAGTTTAAAAAAGTATAAGACAGTTGTTGCTGTTACTTCTTCAGATTACGTTAATGAATTTAAAAAGAGTTTAAAGAAGTATGGTTTTGAAAATGTGGAAGTTGTTTCAACTGGAGGTAAATGTCCAGACTCTGACGATAAGCTGATTAAATTAGCGAGTAAGGGTAACTACCAAAGTTTCAAAAGTGGACTTCCTATTACTGTTAGAGAGTTAGACGCAAAACGTTTGATGAATGATGTTCGTTCTGGATTAGATCTAGAACCAATTAAGGAACAGATTAATCTAGTTAAAGATGATTTGCGTGAACAGTATTTTCGCGGAGAGATTTTTAACGAAGGTGATATTGTAGAAAGCAGTGATGTTGTCTACAAGATTATCAAGCGTGGTTCTAATCATTTACTTCTTCAAAATGAAGAAGGTTTAAAAGTTAGTAAGTGGATTCAAGACGTACAATTAACAGAGAGAAAATTTATGCTATCATTTAAACAACTATTAGAGGGTGAACATGACACCTCAACTGTTGCAGGTAAAAACCGTGGGGTGAAACCAACTAACCCTGCTATGCAGAAAGCACAAGCGCAGAGCAAAGCAGCTCAACTTGCAGCTGATGAAGCAGAAGCAAAATTAAAACTCCAGCAGGAATTTGAACGTAAAAAAGAAATATTAAAAACTGAAGAAGTTGAATCTCCTGTTATTAATAAAAATTCAAAATATAATATCGCTAGATCTATTATGTCTATGAAAGATTATAAAAAATCTTTAGGACAAACACAACCAAAAGAAGAAAGCCCAGAGCAAAAAGATATCGCTGATAAAATTGAAGATGAGATGGAAGGCAATACAAATATTGCTCCAAGTATTAATACTTTAAAACGTATGAAGATTAAACATCATCTTGGTGAAGGTTCATATGCTCATGGATTTGCTTCTCCACATGGTGGACTACATCAGAACAAACGAGAAGATGATGAATACCATAATGAACCAAAGCCAGCGTTCAAAGCTAAGAAATTAATGGATCGTCCGCATACTGTGCATATTGATAACAAACCATGGAAAGAATTTTCTAATGGTCATCAAGCCCATGCTGCTGCAAAAACTCTTCAAGGAAAGGGTAAAAATGCAGTTGCCATTGCTAGGTTTAAAGAAGGAACTGAATATGTTTAACGAAGATAAAAAAGGTGATGCAAAATCACTAATAAACTATTCTCAGTTTCTTAGAAAATTGAAAGCTGCTGGTTTAGGAACAACTGTTAGTAAAGTTGTTGAAGAAGAAAATAATATTGATATTAAAGAGTTCGGTGAATGGACTGAAGAAGACTTCGAGAAAATCCTTGAAGATGATTTAGATGGATGGACTGATGATGATATGCTAGACTTGTATGAAGATGATGAGTTAGTAATTGTTGATGAAGAAACTGGTGAAGAAATTGAACCAGTTGCAGAAGAAGCAGAACTAGATACACCAGTCCTTATGGAAATTCTATCACGTTATGAACGAATTAAAGCAAAAGCCAGAATGCGTAGAACTAAGACTAAAAGAGTTCGTGCTGAAAAAGTTGCTCTGAAAAGACTATCAACACCACAAGTGGCAAATAATAGAGCCCACCGTATGGCTATCTCAGCTATGAAGAAACGCTTACTAAGGGGTCAAAATCCTCAGCACGTTTCAATCGGTCAGAAAGAACGTATTGAACGTTTCGTTCATCAACGTAGAAAAATTATTAATCGTTTAGCTGCTCGTATGGTATCACGTGTTAAGCAAGTAGAGAAAGCACGTATGTCTGGTAAACGATACAACAAACCTAACAATGGAGTAGCATTCTAATGGAACAATTAACAGCATCATTACATATCGCTCTTGCAAATACATTCGTGATGTATTTCAAAGCTCATTCTTATCATTGGAACGTAGAAGGTTCTGATTTCCCTCAATATCATAGTTTCCTTGATGACCTATATAACGAACTTCATGATGCGGTAGATCCTTTATCCGAGCGTATTCGTGTTATCGGACAATATTCTCCTCATAGTTTAAAAGATCTTTTAACATCATCAACTATTGACGAAGATACTGATAAACCATCATCTCCACGTGAAATGTTTACTAATTTACAAGACGCTAACAATAAAGTTGTAGATAGCCTAAATAAAGTATTCGATCTAGCAACTAAAGAAAAGAAACAAGGTATAGCGAATTTCGTAGCTGACCGTTTAGACATACATGCTAAACATGGTTGGTTCTTGAAGTCACTATTAAAAGGTTAAAATGTTATCGTTTAAATTAAAACTAAAAGAAGATACAGTTTCTGCTGATCGCAAGGAACAGATTGTATTCGATCCAGATGCTTGGTCTAAAAAAGATAGATCTGGTAAGAAGATCTCATCAATTACTTCTCGCCAAAACTTTGACAACGAGAAATTTACTCGTCGTAAAAATAAAGGTGATGATTTAGAAGAAGAAATTCAAACATCTGGTTCTTCTGGTTATGATATTGGATCTACTCCAAGTTCTAATACTGTTCAACCAGCTGATCCGATTAAGAAAAAGAAAACAAATAACTCTCAGATTGAATTCGTTACTGGCACTGCCCAACCTAATGGTTCATCTTCAACCGCACAAGGAAACCAACCAATGACAGGTAGAAAATTAGCTGAAGCCTTGATCAAAAAAGCAATGAAAAAAGTTAAAACATGTTCAGAGGGGGTTGAAAAAGAAGATCCTCCATTTGATCCAGATCCTCCAAGCAAACCACAACATAATAGTGATGGTACACCAACTTCTCCAATGTCTAAAGCAAGACAACTTGCGCAAAGAGCATTACAGAAAAAAGCTGCTAAGACTACTTGCGAAGAAGTTGAATTATCAGAAGCTCAATACGCTGGTCTAGAAAAAGAAGACAAGCCAGGAAAAGTTAAAACTGCGGCTGAATCCCCACACCCAAACGGTGTTAACATTGACACTGTTGAAGGTTTTAAAGATGAGCAGAAACCAGCTGCGCCAAAACCAAAGAAACAAAAACTTGGAGAAGATATGAAAACTTATTCACAATTTATTGATCAATTATTAGAATATACACCAGGACCAAATGGACGTACTGTTGTTAAAGGTAATTCATATGGTGCGCAATACCATGACCCAGAGGGTGATGATGATGCATGGGAAAAAGAAGGTACAGTTAAAATGAAACCAGCAACACAGGAGAAGCGTGGTCGTGGTCGTCCTTCTGGCTCATATGGTACATATAAGGCACGCTCAGCTGAGACTAAGGCAGCAGCTGCGGCAAAGAGTGCTGCAAGTAAAGCTGCCAACAAAGCCAAATAATTTTAAGGAGAACTAAAATGGCACTATGGGGAAATAAAGATAGCAAGACTGCTACAGGCACTATCGCTATCAGCACTGCTGGCGCTGTAACTGGTACTGGCACTTCATTCACTACTGAAGCAAAAATTGGTAACTATATCACTGCAAGCGGTCGCGATTATCAAATCGTAGCAATCGCTAGTAATACTGCTGCTACTGTTATTGCTGGTACTAACAACGGTAATGGTTCAATGACTGCTGTTACTGCTGGCACTTCTTATGCTCTATCAGAAAAGCCAGTATTTGTTGCTCACGAATCTGCTGAAACTGGCGGTCGTGCTGGTAATTCTAGCAAAGTGTTTGGTGTTAACGTAACTGAAGCTGGTGTTGCATCTAACATCGCTAAAGGTCTTAACACTCCTGGATGGGTTCGTTATAACACTTATACTGATGCACAAGGTAATACTCGCAACAAGTCTGAAGTTCTAGTTGCTTCTAGTTCATATACTGCTGCAGTTATGGGCGATGCTGCTGATGACGCTACTGTTGCTGATAGTTAATAAATAATCATGATTGGGAGGGTTTGTACCCTCCCGTTTTATGTGAGATAGTATGGTGGAAAAATTGAACGAGAATAACTTTTTACTCTTTGCGATGAATCATTATGATAACACTCAGTGTCATTCATTGGAAGAGTTTGATGAAGATCTTAAAAAGTTTCTTTATTTAAAAAAGTTAATTACAAGATATAAGAAAGACAACGATTTAAAAGAACGTTTAATTCTTAATCATATCATAGTGCTTTATAATATCTTTGGACAGAATGCAACCCGCATGTTGTTCTATAAAGTAGATAAAGACTACTGGGATGTTCTCGTTACGTTTTTATATTATCTTGGGCATATGCCCGAAACTATACCTGAGTATGGTATCGTGCTATCTGACATAAAACTAGATGAAAAAGTAATTGCCGTTCTAAGGAAACTAACTAATGAATCAACTTTTAGATAAAGAGTATGCTTTACGAATTCTTAAAATGCTGGCAACAGATTTTAAGGATATGCCTGCATACAAAAGGGGAATCATTGATAAAGACGGTAATAACCTTAAGAAGTCTTACCAACTTAAGACACAAGATGAAAAGAAAGCATATACTTATCTTGACCGTCTAGTTATTATTCTTAAGAAACAAATCAAACGAAATGAAAAGCGTGGTGACTTTACTCTAAATAAAGCACTATCTCCTGCCTTATTTGTAGTCCGTGAGCAGCTAGATTCTGGTTCACGTGCAACTATGAACATCGAAGGCAAATATCAATCTCTATACGAATTAGACGTAACTCTCGTCGAGGAAGAACTAGCTGTTCAAGCGTTCTTTGCTGAAGAGGGTGAAGGTGGCGCACCAACTAACAACACTGCTGGTGTTGCAGGTCTAGAAAAAGATGGACCAACTGTTCATCAAAAGGACATTAAGAAGTTTAGAAAAATGGCTAGACGTGTTATGCCTGCTACTGCGGAGATTAAACCATAATGTGGATTCTTGACTGGCTTCCTGGATGGATCTTTACTCTAATTACTTTAGCTGGCGCAGGTGCTTACCTTGTCACTGAAGTATTAGGTAACATTCCTTTTGTATCTCAATACCTTCGCGCAATTCGTGCTGGTGCTATCGTTGCATTAGCATTTGGTCTTTATATGATGGGTGGTTCAGCTAACCAAGAGAAATGGGAAGCACGTGTTAAAGAACTAGAAGCCCAAGTAAAGGTTGCTGAAGAGAAATCTAAAGTTGTTAACGAAAAGATTGTAGTTAAGTATAAAGATAAAATTGTTAAAGTTAAAGAAGTACAAACTGTCATTCAAGAAAAAATCAAAATTGTTAAAGATAAAATTGATGCACAGTGTGTAGTTCCACCAGAAGCAGTTAAGTTATTAAATGATGCAGCTGAAACTATAAAGGATGATGTGAAATGAAATTAGCACTATTAGCATTACCAATATTATTGACTGGCTGCTTAGCAACTCCCGTTAAACGCAACTTCCCTGAAGTTCCACCAGAACTAAAAGTTGCGTGTCCAGACCTTCAAAAAGTACCTGATGGTGCACAATTAAGTGACATCATTTCTAAGGTATCAACTAATTACTCACAATACCATGAATGTCGCTCGAAAGTTGATGCTTGGAATGAATGGTACAAGCAACAAAAAGAAAATTTCGATAGTGTCAAATGATTCGAATTAAAGAGACAGAGATGGAAGATCAAGAAAGAATCGCAAAATTGGAAACAAAGGTAGAGTCTATTCAAGAAGACGTTAAAGAGTTGCGTGGTGATATGAAGGATCTTCATTCTCGTATCACAACTCAGACTCGTGAGATTGTTGATAAGATTGACGATTTCCAAACACGTATTGAACATAAAATGGCTGCTGCTGCAGTCGCTGCAAATGATCAACATAATTCAATCAAAGACGACGTTCTCAAAGAAATGAAAGATATGAAAACAACGCTTGATACTGATATTCAAGAAGTTACAAAACGTGTAGACATTCTTGAACAATGGCGTTGGATGATTGTGGGTGGCGCAATTGTTTTTGGTTATATAGTTGGTCATATGGGATTATTCTCAAAGATCTTTGGCTAATTAAAATTTGCCTTTTAACATGAAATAGGGTATAATTGTCCTATTAACGTGAGAGTTTGTAATGCTATACATTGACAACAAATATGCCTCCATTCTTGGAGCGCAACTAAGAAATTTCCGTCAGGTCAAACCTTATCTCTGGAACTTCTCGTGTCCAGTGTGCGGAGATTCATCAACCAACAAAACTAAAGCACGTGGTTATATTTTTACAATAAAGAACAGTTTGACATACAAGTGTCATAATTGTGGTCTTTCTTGCAACTTTGGTAACCTACTGAAACGTGTTAATTCTGCTTTGTATGATGAATATGTGCTTGAGCGATATAAAGAAAACGCATCAAAGTACACTGATCATAAAGATGTTGGCGCATTGCTGCCAAAAGAAACCGCAAAGGTTGTAGAATGGGAAGATGAAGTGTTATCTTCCCTTCATCGTCTTGATCGACTAGATAAATCGCACCCTGCTGTGCAATATCTAATCAAGCGAAAGATACCAGAAAAGTTTTGGAGTAAGTTATATTTTGCTCCAAAGTTTAAAGCATTCGTTAACAGTGTTGAACCTAAGTTTCAAGAACCTATCGTTGACGAACACCCTCGTATGATCATCCCTTATTTTAACAAACATGGTAAGTGTTTTGCGTTTCAGGGAAGAGCATACGGTGATGAACAACCTAAGTATTATACCATTAAAGTTGGTCAAGATGTGGAGAAAATATATGGACTTGATAGAGTTGACTTCGGAAGAAGAATTTATGTGGTGGAGGGACCAATTGATTCAATGTTCCTGCCAAATGCAATCGCTGTTTCAGGAAGCAGTTTTGATACCCCTAGCATTCGCCAGCTTCTCACTAATGCAACAATTGTAATGGATAACGAGCCTCGCAATAAGGATATCGTAAAACAACTTGCTAAGTATATTGAATTAGGGTATAATGTAGTTATGTATCCCGATAATGTTGAGGAAAAAGATATTAATGATATGATTCTTGCTGGGAGAACTCAGGATGAGATCATTGACTTAATAAATACGAATACCTTCTCAGGTATGGAAGCTAAACTGAAATTTGTAGATTGGAAAAAAGTATGAATGTATATATCCTGTTAGATCGTAGTGGCTCTATGAGCACTTTGTGGAATGAAGCATTGGGCTCCATTAATGGTTATGTTAAGAAGTTAAAAAGAACTGATAACATCCATATGGCAGTGTTTGATAGTGAATATGAAATCATCCGTGAATGTAAGGTAAAAGATTGGGATGATGTTACTGATGAG